GTCTAGGATTATCTAATGAGGTTGCTTCGGGTCCGAGCTTCGGTGGTGTAAGCTGTGGGTGTTTGGGCTCCCAATCTTTTTTATAAACTCGAAGCCCATTCCACTCTGTTCGCGCATCTTTGTAGCGTATCTTCCTGCCTGAACGATCGTCTATCAGATATGCATATTTACCTGAAGCTCTTTTAGCCATCGCTCTTAGTACCCGCGAATCTTAGGTTGAATATAAAAACTTGCTCTTTCTCTATCCTCTTCTTTTGCAAACTGCCACTCTTCCAAATAAATAGATTTTAATTCGCCGCGTCTAGCCGCATCTACTTTTGCTGGATTCTTGTTAGCTAATTCAAAAGCTAATCCGCTAATTAACGCAGGCAAATATCTTCTAGGGATATCTGGGTTTTGAGTGTAGGTATCATTTACATCTTGTGGATATCTGATTGTCCAACAAAGTAATTGATAATAAGTTTGATTAGGTTGAGGAAATAAATGAATCGTATGCGACCCCGCACCTGAAGAATCAAATTGGCTGTTACGTTCAACTGCATATTGAACAGGTTTGCCGCTTGTTGATTTGTTAGGGTAGTTTAAATATTCAGATAAACTGATTCTTTCACATGTAGTATCAGTCACGGGTGATGTGTTTGTATCACGAACTGCCGCATCTAAAATGTCCAAGTATTGACCTGAAGCCATAGTTGCGGTTGACTGACCTTGTGTGAGATTGATTGTGGTTAAGTCAAGAGTGAATAGATTCACGCCTTCGTTAACCCATTTAGTTAAAAGTAAGTTGAGGGAACGTCTAGCTGTTACTAAGTCGTAACCCGACTTAAGTTCTAATCCGACGCGCTCGTGCGCCTCTTGTATTATTTCAGCTATGTCAAGGCTGAACGTGTATGTGCCCGAAGTTGCCACGTGCCCCCCTTACTGAACGAATAAAGTTACTCTTGAGATGTTTGTTAAATCTACGTAAATGCCTGTTCCAAATACAACACCAGCATCTGGCAATCCAATATTCATGACATCACCTTGAGGTACGTCAATAGTTAATAAAGCTGTACCTGTTGCAGATGTATTATCATAGAAAGCCACACTGCCTGCACCCACACCATCATTAGCAAGAATCATACCTTGTAGTCTTGTTCTTCCTACGTAGTCTGTTCCGCCATCAGTGTAAGCCATACGACCGTCTGTTGTTCTGGTTACGGGTCTTAAATCTGATCTTACCATTTATAAACTCCTTGTTGTGGGGGAGTTGCCTCCCCCGTTAATCATTACGCTTCTTTAGCGAAAGTTCCTCTAACTTCAGTAACTTGCCATGCTACAGTTCCATCAAGTGATGAAATTACAACATAGTCACCTTGTTTAGAAGTTGACTTAGTATTGATTAGGTCTTTGTTATCTGTTGATGAACCAGCATATGTAATACCGTCAGCAGCCGCAGGGCTGATTGTTAAAGCATTAGTTCCGTCTGGAGCATTGTTTACAAATTTAAAAGAGTAACCAATAGCGATTGCTGGTAATGTAAACACAACTCCGTCAGTTGAGCTTACAAATGTTTTACCTGAATCTGCTGTGGTAACAGTGTAGTTTGAACTTTTAGTTTCAATGTTTACACCTTCTTTACCTTCTAGTACTGGACCAGAAAAAGTTGTTTTTCCCATTGTCTATCCTTCCTTTTATAGTCTGCTTATGCAGTCAATGGTTGTTGATACTGGAAGGGGGCACCTTTATGGTAAACCCCCTATCCAAATTAGTGATTAAGCACCTTGGTTTCCGTAGACACCTCTCCAGTCAGACCAGCCGAAGCTGTATCTTTCTCTGGCTTTGTATCGTACATTACCTGTTTCAAAGTCACCTTCCATCTTGGTATTCATCGCTGCTCTGTTGAACATCTTTGTACCGTTAGGAGCGTCAGTTCTAATGAAGAATGCATCTGTGTCTGTGAATCTATGGTTTACATAGTATCCACCAGGAAGCATACCCATAGAGTTGATCGCATTGATGTCATTGTCAGCAGTACCAACTCGGTTTGGAGACTTCATTAGTCTTTCTGCAACAAACACCAATTGTCTTGGGATGTGTAAGGTTCTACCTTGAATTGCAGCTGGGATACCTTTGTCATCTGTAAATCCAGCAATATCAATTAATGCTGTTTCTAAAGATGTCTCAGATAAGTCCGCATAAGTAGCAGGTCTGTTAGAACCGTTGCTACCGTTTTGTAGTGGGTGCGCGTTAGAAATTAACGGCTGGTTGTCACCACCTGTGTATGAACCGCTGAATGCATTGTTATACACGTTAGCTGCAGTAAGTTGCTTAGCAGAAGCCATTGCTCTTGCTAAAGCTTTAGTTAGTCTGGTTGACAACTTATCATATAAGTTATCTTCCATAGCTTCCTCAGTTAATGAGAATGCTAGTGCTACAGTCTTGTGAGTGTATCGTGATACATATCCTTCACCTGAATCGGCGTAAGATACTGGTGCACCTTCGAACTTCTCACCTGCATTACCAAAGCCTGGGAAGAGTACTTCTTCTTCGAAAGCTCTGTTGGATGTTTCCTCATCGAACAAGACGGCATGCTCATTTTCGTATCTATTATATTCAGTTCCGAAAATCGCGTTTAGCCCTGGCTCCAGTTCTTTAAGGATTTGTGCTCTTGATATAGCCATAATTTATCCTCCTATTATATTCCTGCGTTACCAGTAGCTATGCCAAATTGATGAGTATTGATTTTCACCAAAATATCCATAGATGTTCCAGCTGAAGTAAAGGAATCATCAAGCTCCGCACTACCTAAGATAGTTAGTGGGAAACCTGCGTTACCTGTTGCTGCAGTACTAGAATCTGCTACTAGACCTGATTTATGTGTGATTGCACTACCTGTTGGTGATGCAACGATTTGTACGTTATTACCTACGTTTGCTGAAGTAATAGCTATTGTATCTTGATCAGCTTCGATCTGATACACAACATCTGGATCATCATATACGTATACTTTGTACTTATCTTTAGCTACAGTTGAAGCTGGAATACTTCTGACAAACTTAACTTCTCCAGTTGAGTTGTCTACGTATTCGGCACCCCAGAAAACACCTACGACTGCGCCTGGTGAAGCTGCTCCCATATCAGTAACAATGTTACCAGATGAGAGAGTCACGAGATCGCCTTCGAAGAATGCACTAGGAGCGGTAGCAGCAATTCTGTAACCATTAACACCACTAAAGTTATTGGTTCTTACGATACCACCTTTAGCGTGCTTAACTGGCTTTAAACCATATGCCATGTTTTACCTCCGTTGTTATTGTTATGCAAAGCAGAGGTAATCAAACGATTAGTCCTCAAACTTTGCGTTTCTTCCTCCGCCTACTGAGACGGAAGACTGTTCGTCTTGGCTTATAGGTGCAACAGCGCTATTGTTCTTTTGCAACTCGGAGTTGACTGCTCCTTCTTGCGCTTTGGTTTTGTTAGCAAAGTATTCATTTCTTTGGTCAACAATTTCTTGATCAACCTTCATCAAAATTAAATCACCTGATCTAACTATACCCGCATGTTTACCTGTGTCTAAAACATCCGCTTGCCAGTCGCCGCCAAGTTCTTCTGGTCTAACTGGCTCGTATCCTTGACGAGTTCTTTCATGGACATTACCTGCGTGATCATCACCCAAGAGTTCATGTCGAACCCATCTATAGTGAACACCATCGGGAGCTTTTGGAGTTTCCAATTTGCTCGGTGGAGTCCACGTCTTTTTGCGAGTACCCGAGGCTCGCGTTGTTCGAGTTGTCTTAGTAGCCTGTGTCATTCATCTACTCCTTATCTCGCCGAACTATCTCGACGCATCTTTTGTCGCGCATATTCTTGTAAAGGTACTCCTAACTTATTAGCAGTCTCTACTTCTGATTTAGTCAATGTGACTTTCTGTTTGCCACTGGGGGAAGTGCGCGTTCCACCCGCTACTACTTGTACTTTTTTCGCTGTGTTTGCTGCTTTGAATTTTTCAGGAAACTCAGAACGGATGCGAGCATCAAGTTCACTATAGTACTCATCAGGATCAGCGTCAGGATATACACCTTCATCTATTAACTCCTTATGTATTACCATGGCAGCTTGGGTCATAATCTTTTCAGATTGGTTACCACCACCAAACCATGTGTTCCTTTTTTGCCACTGCACCGCTCTTCTATCTGGTAGAGGAGTGTTTGCCTGTGGCTTCGTAGCAGTTTCTTCAGCAGAAACTCTTTTAGTAGAAGCTGACTTCGCTTTCTCTTCATACTGTTTTACAATGAGAGACTCGGCTTTAATGGAAGCTAGTTTATCGGTAGCTTCTATTTCCTTATCTACATCACCATTCGACTTAGCATCTCGAAGAGTAGCTAGTACTTCTCTTTCTTGAGCTTTGAGTCTATCACCATACTGCTTAACTGCAGCTAGTTCTGACTCTGCGGATCTGCCTATCAGTTCTTCGCGTTCAAATTGAAACTTTTGTTTCTCTTCTTCTAACGCTTTTAATCTTTCCTCAAGCTCCTTACGTTGCTTGACTAGGCGTTTGATTCGCTTCTCAGCTCGTTTGCCATATTTGTTTTTGTCATCAGACTCTTCCTCTTCTTCTGAAGTTTCCGCGGATGTTTCTTCCTCTAAAGGATCATCATCTTCGGCTTCATCAGTTTCGGGAGTTTCTGGTTCTGGAGCTGGCTGCTCTTCAGGTTGGCTCTCATCGTGCCCCCCTTCATCAATCTCAATCTCGAGTTCTTCCTCTTGATTAAGTTGTTCTTGTTTTGGGTCTTCTATCATTTATACCTCCGTCAGTTGCGAACTGCGTTTCACGCTGTGAACAATATAATACCACATTTTGTGGGTATATTGCAAGTGCTTATCTATGTTTTATTTTATCTGGTTCTGGTACGATTGCTACTACTTCATCATCATTGATGATTGAATAATCTTCGTTTTCATACTTGAACTTAAGTCCAACGTACTTTCCAGTCAGCACATAGTCGCCTACTTTACACCATGTTGTTTCTGATTTGTCCATATTCTTGTAGCATTCTGGACCCATATCCACTACTTGAGATACCACGCAAGCAAATTTCGCGAGCTCTCGGGATTGGTCAGATAACAAGATTCCACCTGATGTTGCCATTGGTGGTTCCCATGGTTTCAGTAACATACGATAGCCTTGTGGCTTTGGTAGTTTACTCATCATTACCTCCTGCAATGTCTTTGTACAATTTCTTGTACTCCGTTTCTAGTCTATCAGACATGTCGTTTAATGTCTGACCGATACCTACAAGAAATCTGTAGGATGCGTAGTCATCAGCAGTCCCGCTGAGGAGTTGCTGATTATTGGCAGCAATTGCTTCTGCCAAAACTTTTTGCATACGTTCTTTGTAATTTCTAACTTGATCTAACATTGGTTCTCCTGTGACCTGAAAAAGGGGGCACCTGGAAAGATACCCCCGAAAGTGAGATTACTTAATGTCTATAATCTTTTCCTTCTTTTCTTCAGGAATTATCTTTTTAAGTTTAACACAAAGTAGTCCATCTTGCAACCCTGCATCTTCAACCACAAAGTCATCAGCTAGTTGGAACTGTTTACTAAAGTTCTTTTCTGATATGCCCTTGTGTAGCATTTGCTTGGACTCTTGCTTGTCTTTCTTTTTACCTGTGATGGTTAGAGTATTTTCTGCATACTTAACTTTTACATCGTCTTTGGTAAAACCAGCAACAGCCATTTCGATCTCATAGTTTTCAGAGTCTACTTTTTTAATGTTATATGGTGGGAATGATGTGTACTCGAATGAGTTCATTCTGTTGAATAGATCATCAAATCCTATCCAAAATGGATTGTATTGTTCTAGGCTTGTCATAATATACCTCCTTTGCAAGCGAAGTTTACTAGCCCCTTACGGCGGCTATGTATATTATATAGGAAGTATGTTTAAAATTTCAAGTAGTTATTTTAGTGGTGATTCATTTTGCGGATGCTTTTTATGAAGATTTGATCTTGATAATATTCAAGTTCTGCTTCTACTTCACCACAAGTAATGAGTCCTTTATCCCCCATATTACGTTTGATAATACGTTTCTTTTCTAAACAATCAGCGACACCAGTTGTGTAAGTATGTTCTAATAATTCACCATTAGAACTAAATAAACAAAGAGCAACAACTACTTTCCACATTAGTGACCGTTCCCATTCG